TAGTAGAGTACATGTATTTTGTTCTACTCGTAGTGCCCTCCGGAAAAACGGACCAGCCGCCACACATCCGTCACAAGCAGGAGGGCGTCTAGGAAGCCTACGGCAAACAAGACATTGTAGTACGTGCCTAGCTTTGCGATGGTCCGCTTGATACCCCAGCTATTGAGCTTGGGGGATAGCTTCTTTGCCACATCGTCTACACTCCCCGACTCTCGCCCCTCCTCGATAGCCTTCACTGCCAACTCGTGGGCGAAACGCTTATCCCTTCGGATAGCACTCCGCACATCGATGGCGCACACGATTAGGATAGAGACGAAGCAGAGCAGGATGACGACTGCCCCGAGCGTGAACTCTCCCTTGTTGAATTGGCTAAAATCTAAGTAGCCGTGAATTTCAGTTAAAGTCATAAATAGTTAAGTTGGTTTGGTTATATAATCTACTCCTTGTAGTTGTTCCCTACCACTATGAAGCTAAAGTTGATGATATTCCAGCTGTCGTCGTGGTGCTTGGTTGTTATGTCGAAGGTTGTATCGGTTATCCTACTTGCAGCGGCCGTCTGTGCTCCAGCACCTATGCTGTTAGCCACAACAATGTAGTCATGATGCCTGATGCTATGGGATATTCGGTACTGACCATTTGCAACTCGCTGTATGGTACAGTCTTTGGCATACGCCCCCCAGATACGCTCAAACCCCACATTTCCACCAGACACATTCACCTGCCCTGCGAGGAGAACACCCGGCATATCCGTCTTGCCTCTAATAGTGAGGAACGGGTATTGTCCATTGGTGCTATTCAGGAGGTAGAACATCTGCTTATGCCCGTAGAAGGCGCTGAGACCGAACTTGCCAAACACGACCTCCCGCACGTTTTCATTGCGCCCCGACACCTTGTACTTGAGCGTGAATGGCTGGCTCGTAAACGTGGTTACGGCAGGAGCACCAGCGTAGCCACTTCCCCCATCAGCAAGCACCGTGCTAACGTTGGCGACCAAGCTAAACACGTATAGGCCAGCCGAGAGTCCCCTCTTGCTGGTTTGCATGGGATAGTTGATTTGGCTTGGCATATACCCCTGCATTGCACCGCTTCGAAGGAACTCCGTAAACTCGTACACCACTACATCCCGACTATCGGTGATGCGAAGATTGATAGTGGCGTAGGAGGTGATTTTATGATACTGAGAGTTCTCGTGGCGGACGGAGATGTTCCAAGGCAGCTCAAACTGAATCATTGAGCCATCGTTTTGCACATTGAAGCCTAAACGGAAGATTTCCACCTGCCTAACCTCCTTATCGAAGGAGTTCTGCTTGAACTCTACCCGTTGCACACTCTTAGTGCTTGCACTGTCTTGGAAGGAGCTGCTTAACAAGTCCTTGAGCGGTGTTTGAGCACCGCCTATACGGACGTCGTCACGACCGCCCTCCTCACCCTTGAAGACAACAACACTACCTCCCTCCTCGATGTGCATATTGCCTATATGCCCTGTTCCGTCGTGGTTGATTTCCGTGACAGCCTTCTCTGCTGGCTTGCCAAACTCGGTGACACCAGCTGCAAAGGCGGGCTTTGCCATGTCTCCTGCAAGGTACGAGCGGACGATGCCATTTGAGTCCTTTGCACCTATTAAGCTGGCTAGGAGGAGGCCTCCGAGGATGTCCGTTGAGCCGTCAGCGATTGCCTTGTGCAGGTAGTCGTTGTGGTGGTAGGGATGCTCGCTTCCGTCTGGGTGGATAAATCGTATCATCTTTGAGGCGATAATGCCACTCACGAGGTCGAAGTACGCACTACCATCGGGCGTCGCTATCTTCTCCGTGCGTATCTGCCCAGGAAGAACCTCGGTGAAGCCATAGAGGCGGGTGAAGGAGCGATCAGGCAGACCACCCAAGATACCCACAAGGAAGTGAGAGCACCCACCCTCATCTTCCATTCCGATAGGCTCTTCTGAGGCAACGAACGATCCTAGGCCTGTGCCATGCTCGCACCTAGCATATAAGTATACAAGATTTACGTCCTTCCTCACTGCATATTCAAGCTCGCTCACATCCCACTCCAAGTATTCCGTGTTGCTGTGCTTTGAGCTTATGGAGTTAATGCCTATCGTCATGTGACGCAAGGTTGAGCTAGGAACATACAGCACCTCTCTGCCATTGTCGTAAGACACATCTAGGGAGACTATCCTATCCGATCTGCGACCTTCGATGAAGACAAACTGCAAGCTCGGATCTCCCACAAGTAGCTGCATAGTCTTAACCATAAGAGGGTTAATTCCCTCGGTGAAGTTCTTCAATAGAGCCTTTACTATACCCTCCGATATAGCGGATGCCTGTGCGTACGAACGAGAGGACTCTCGGCGCACCTGCTTGACTTCCTCGCTTCTCTGCACCTCTTCGCTCTCCAGCTTGCCTAGAGTAGAGCTAAAGGATGGAGCTTGCACATTGTTAGACAGAGTTATCTGTGGCTTATACTCCTTGGATAGCTTCGTCCTTATTGCTGTTATACGCACCTTGTCATCTATATTGAGCTCGGTGTCCGTAAGGTGTACGAACTGCCCTAGGACTAGCTTAGCCCCGATAGCCCCCCAATTCTTCTGTGCATAGATGCCGTCTAGCTCTGCCTTGTAAGTCACCTTAGGCTGTAGAGCTTCATGGAAGTATCGGATAGCTGACTTCATAAGCTCTTCCTCTGCCTTTACTAGGTACTCATCGGGCAGACGAACACCAAATACAGCATATTTGTCTCCCACCTCGGGATAGAATGCCTTCGGCTCAGGAAGGGTAAGCCCGTCCTCCTCGGAGCTTACAAGCAGGAAACGCTTTGTACTGTGGTCATACTTGAGTACCTCCTTATCTTGCGCTATATCAAAGGTTCTCCCCCCTAGCCTACCCGACTGAAAGGTGATAGTTGCCTTCTCTCCAGCTATTCGGTACTTCGCATAGTCCACATCGCAGTCCTTATCTATGATATTGTAGTGACCCTCCTTGGTTCGCTCAACACCCGACACGACACCTACACGTTGTGGGTACACGCTAGTGCCATCATAGCTATCCTCCCTTCGTCCATCTAGGGTCATCCCCTCTATGAATAGGCTTTCACCCTTATCATCGGACACGTATGTGTGACCTTCAAAGGTCATCTGCTTAGACTTCGGGAGGTGTAGGGTACGGGAACCATACACATTGGGATCTATGTTCCGATCACCGCCCTGAACATAGATCTTGCCCACAGGTGTATGCTCGTTATCATTCTCGACGGACAGCCCGGGCAACACACCCTTTCCGCGTCCATAGGACAAAGGTATAGCCTTGGTCTTATCTCCCTCTACCTTGCATAGGTGTATGGTCTTGCCCTCCACCCTCCACTCAGTCTTAAAGGCGTCCGCTAGTCGAGCTAGAGATGCTAGGCAGTCCTCGTGGTTGAATGATAGCACCTGAGAGGGAGACTCTAGGCATGTCCCGATTTTCCACTCTCCCCCCATACAACGGACTATCTGCTCTAGGAAGAAACGGGGAGTGCCAGACAGCGAGAATTTCAGACGCACATCGCTTGGGTTATCGACAAGGAACTTGAACTTTGTCAGTGCAAGCCTCTGCCCCTCTCCATAGAAAGTTAGCCTATACTGATACTCACGCCGTGACCGCTTCACCACCTCTGGAGCGGTGAACAGGTAGTACTTCTCCCCTCTGAATGTGCAGTACGCTCCTATGCCGATATTGAGCTCTCGGTTGCTTGTAGTCTCGACAACAACCTTTGGTATAGCCCCGACGGACACCTCGTGGTAGCTCTCTTGGCTAGTGGGCAGATTAACAGACTTCCCTCCTGAATAAACCCGTATCATATCTCTGTAATTACGAATGTTAGTGTAAAGCTCCATTTCACAGCCCCATCGCTAATGCTAGGGTCGTCCTTGGAGGTGCAAGATGCATAATAGCCCCTGTATGTTGTCGCCCCATCTGTGATAGGTGCTATTGTCCGTAGCCCCTTAGCTACCAATGTATCTAAGAGCATAGACCTCTTATTCCATAGGTCAGCCACGGATGAAGCAGACATAAGCAGGGGAACATCCAGCTCAAACGAAGACCTAAGTGTCCTACCGCCATCTAGGTACACCCTACCCTCTACATCATCTACAAATGGAGTCTCTTTAATGGATGGAGCCATGTAGATAGGCTCTTTCCTCACATCGTTCAGAATGACACATCCAAAGGCGGAGAAGTCCATAGGATCGGTTGCCGACGTGATAGTCACCTGCTCGGGGATATGTGTACAGACCAGCTTCCCAAACCACCCGTTAGGAGTCCTCTCTAGCTCCTCCACCTTCTTTGGACGAAGGGTAAACACCTTCCCTGACACAGAAAGGTGGGCGGTTGTTGATGATAGAGCTCCGCTAAATATGTCGGTTGTCGCCCACAGAGGTATCGACACATCCTCTACCGAAAGACGAAGAGGCTGTATTGCATCTACCTCTCTCCCGTCCTCGTCCCCCCAGTCGTTAGTGTCTGGCTCGTCCGTAGGTGGTAGAGAGGCGAGCACAGCAAGCCCACCCCTCATTAAGGTGGCCTGCTTAATCGTGCCGTCTTGTAGCGATAGTGTCACCTGCATATTACCTGCGTATCTTTATCCCATTGCTTCCCATTTCGGATAGGATGAAGCGTATAGCCTCACCAGCCTCTGCCCCTGCTAGGGTGTTGCGCTGTATGGCTTGTAGCTCCTTGTACATCTTCTCGGTGATGACGCCGAACTGATCGAGTCCCATATCCCTTGAGTTGGGGAGTGATATTGAGCTCTTCCCGTCCATTATGGACACCAGCCTCTCCGTTGCATTGGCCGTACGCTCCGATAGGAGGACGTTTGTATGCCATAAGCCAGTGAGCACATCTATGCTGTCCTGTGAAGCCTGAGCTATGCCCTTAGCCACGGCGGAACGTGAGTCGGACGATGTGCCTGCAGTGTCGAAGCCTCGGCTCTTTGCCTCCTTGTCTCTTTCCTCTATGAACTTCCTAAAGCTCGGTTCTATATCCTTGGCACTATCCATAGCTTTTCGCAGGGCGTCTGCTATCTGGCTGAACCGATCAGAGTCTTTGAGGTCGTTCTTTCCCATTATGGCTGATACCTCCTTTTGCGCCCTCTCGAAGATAGGTGCGATGAAAGAGGAGTACGCCATTTGCTTTATGAAGTTGTTGAGGATCTCGCTCACACTTGAGGTGAATGCCTTTGTTGCATCTTCGCCCCTACGGAAAGCGTTCACAAGGCTATCTGTGATAGATGAGCCAAGAGAGCCAAAGATACCCTTTAGGTAGTCGTTCATCGTCTTGATCGACTCCTCGTACTGCTTGGCTAGCTCTACGCTCCTTTCTAGTGCCTCTTTGTGCCCCTTCCTGAACTCTTGGCTCTTGAGTATACTCTCAGCAAGAGATATATTCAGCTTGCCATTTGCGTCTATAAGGTTTGGATATAGGTTCTTGAGAGAGCCGAACTCATCGACCGACTTCCTCCACCAGAGCATACCCGTCTTTCGAGATCCAGTCTTAACCTCTAGGTTGAGCAGTTTGTCGTACTCTCCTTGGTTACGCTGTCGTAGAATCTCGGCTATCTTATTGTTCACCTCTCGGCTCTGCCTACCACCAAACCCTCCCTCGGAGAGCCCTCCTCCGAACCAGTCTAGTAGATTATTCCCTGATAGCTCTTGCTTGGTGAACTTCATAGACTTGCGAAGCTCTAAGAGAGATTTACGTGCCACCTCGATAGAGTTCCTCGCCTTGCCGTATGTATCTTCGCCAAAGATTGTGCTCCCTCTCTCGTAGGCTAGGTTCTGCCTTATGAGCTCCATCGTGTACTCGTGTTGCACCTTAGTGAGAGACTCGACAGCCTTCCTTCGCTTCTCCATCATATCATTCTCCGCCTTTTGAGCCTTGGCGAATAGATTTCCGACAACACCGATAAGAGAGGTTACACCCCCTAGGATGTCACCACTCATAATACTACCAACACCAGAGACTACACCCGAGAGAGAGGTGAGAGCATCTGTTAGATCCTCTACCTCATATGCAATATCCCCACCTCCGAATATAGCCCCGAGGGAAGAGCCTAGCTCTTTCA